CGCAGAAGTCCTCAGCATCGTCAGCACACCAGAAGCGCCCGACATATTGAGACTCCCCCAAATCGATCGACCAGAAGCGCACGATGAATTCAGTCATAACGCTTTTCGATAATCCGTACGTTCTCGACGCCTAACGCTTGGCCGTGGTCGTAACAACTGCTACGCCGGTTCTCGCGCCACTGCCTCGCTAACGCTTCGGCCTGTTCACGTGTCTGGCAGATCGCACCAGGTCCGACGATATCCCCACGCCTTGGCACATAGTCCGCCTCGACGTGATAGTTAGTGAAGCTCATTGAATAACCCTCCGATAAGTTTGTGTGCCTGTGTGGTGTGTTGGTACGTCTGCCAGTGACGACAAACCAACGTGGAACACTGTGCCAATTAATCCGATGGTGAACAGTGCCATGCACAAATCGTGCAGGACTTTCTCGTGCTTGTAGATGATTCTCATTGTATTCAAAGAAAGTTACTGAGGCTAGTTCTCTCTCACACTGTGATCGCGTTGCTGTAAACGCTACTTAGTGTGAGAAATAAGGCGAGCACTGGCAGGATTCGCCGGGATTGCTCGCCTATTGTGTGTTTTTGCCGTCAGTTGGTCGAAGCTGTTGCGTTTATGCGTTCCTTCACACGCTTGAGAGCCTTCTCAATGTGCTCGACGTTCTTTGCTGCGTTGTCTCGGTAGCTGAGGCATTCGACGTAGCTAGCAACCGCGACGACTAGGTCCTGTTCGTCGAGTCCTGCTAGCTCAATGGTGTTGCCCTTTTCGCTGGCATAGATAGCTGTGCCAGAGAGTCGAACATTCGAGCGGCAGTCAAAGTTGAACCGCTGCGTTGTTTCTGTCTGCATTGTGTTGGTAAAGGGTGAGTGAGTGTGTGTTTCTCTCCCTTGATCAATACAATAGGTCATTGGCCCCCTGACGCAAGGGTTTGACGATACAAGTTAATGTAAAATATGTTCTCTCAATACTTTGGAATAATTGATTCTCAGGAATGGTCATAGTTGATTCTCAGTAGTAAAAATTGTTGAGTCGCAATAGTGGGGGTACTGTTGCGAATCTCAGCATAGCCAAGCCGACGCAGGGAACCTGCACATATATCCGCACAACAGTTCTTTTGTATTAAAAAAGCCCCCCAAAGATGGGAGGCTGAGGTGACGGGGGTACGGGTTTAGTTTACTGGAGCGTCAATCGGGCTTGTCTTGAATTTTGATAGTGAGATCAGGCGCTTGGATATTGACAGTTTCAATGGACTCACCGATAACGCGTCCAATGGAGTCAAGTACTTGGGTTGCAGTTTGAAGCTGACCTTTTTTCAGTGCTTGATGGAAGAGTTTGGTACGCATGTGCTGCAGGCGAGCGAGCATATTTTCACGATCACGTTTCCAGTCTTCATCGACCATATCTTTTACAGCTGTCCAATCCCGCCAAGCTGTAGCGATAGAGATGTCTTCTTTTTCGGCATGATCGTAAACAAGAGCCCGAGCTGAGAGTCCATCAAGTTGTCGCTTGTACAGGCGACGACGACGGGCTTCTATAACAGCATCAGGCGACGGGCCAGCGTGCATTGCCTCAAACAGCTATCTTTCTTCGATACTACCCCTTACCGACAAGGTTTGAGGGGGGTAGGGGTTGAAAACGTCCGTTATTGTGGAGCGTATGGCAGTAAAAGACCAACCAATTGAGCTTCGCTGGGCACAAGGCGAAGTTTTCAAGAGCAATAAACGATTTAGGGTTTTAGTAGCGGGTCGAAGATTTGGCAAATCGTATTTAGCTTGCGTGGAGCTACTTCGTGGAGCGTTACAGCGCCCTGGGGAGACATTTTTTTATTGTGCTCCAACGTATCGAATGGCAAAAGACATAGCTTGGCGAGTATTAAAACGTCTAGTGCCTCAAGTTTGGATCAAATCAAAAAATGAGACCGACCTTAGGATTGAATTATTAAACGGTTCAACGATTGAATTAAAGGTAACAGAGAACGCAATGGCGTTAAGGGGTCGAAGTATCAGCGGAGTAGTTTTAGACGAAGCGGCATTTATGGATCCAGAGGTATGGTTTGAGGTAATCCGTCCTGCTTTAGCGGATAAAGAGGGTTGGGCGTTATTTATTTCCACCCCTGATGGCACGGCCAGCTGGTTTTACGACCTTTGGTGTTTTGTAGAGGAAGATCCAAAAGATTTATGGCGTCGATGGAGTTTTACGACAATTGACGGGGGTAATGTTAGTCAAAACGAGGTAGAAGCAGCCCGATCACAACTTGACCAACGAACATTTCGCCAAGAATTCGAAGCTAGCTTTGAAAACCTAACGGGTTTAGTAGCAGTTAGTTTTGACGAAGTAAACATTTCGAGCAAAGCAGCAGATATTAGTGTGTTGCCATTGCTATTAGGAGTTGACTTTAACGTTGACCCTATGAGCGGGATAGCTGCAGTCAAAGATGGCGATACGCTTTATGTATTTGACGAAATTATTTTGACAGGCGGCGCTACGACCTGGGATTTTGCGGACGAGATTACACGTCGATACGGAGTGGATCGTAGGGTTATTGCGTGTCCTGACCCTACGGGTGGGGCTCGAAAAACGAGTGGTGTTGGGGTTACGGACCATACAATTTTACGACGTAGCGGATTTACGGTTCAAAGTCCTAGGTCACCGTGGAAGATTCGAGACAAGATTACTGCTGTAAACACAGCGCTACTTGACGCTACTGGGACGCGAAGAACGTTTATACATCCACGTTGCAAGGAATTAATTAAATCACTGCGAACTTTAACTTATACGCCGGGTTCAGGGCTGCCAAATAAAAATTTAGGAGTGGACCATGCGTTTGACGCATTTGGGTATTTAGTGTTGCAACAATTTAATTTGGCGAAACCGGGATCTATTGGTCCTACGGGCTATCGGCTTTACTAGGATTAGCGTGTATTCCTTAGCGAGGGGTGCGACAGAGTCTCTTGCAGCGGATCAGGAGTGAGGGATGCAGGCGCGTGAGCCGGTTCTAGTCCGCAACCATTGAAGTGGTTAGACTGAAGACAAGTTGCTTGTCTTTGTCATGCCCAAAGGCCCTGGGACATACGGTACGCAGAAAGGCCGTCCCCCTAAGAAGAAAAAGGGAATGAAGAAAGGCAGTAAAAAAATGCGTTGTAGCTGTGGCCAGTGAAAACGTTCCAGTCAACAAGGCGCTGTATAGCCGAGTAAAGGCTGAAGCTAAGCGCAAATTTGACGTGTATCCAAGCGCGTATGCAAATGCGTGGCTGGTACGCGAATATAAGAAGCGCGGTGGCACTTATCGAAAAGCAACCAGTGGTGGAACGAAAAAAGGCACGAAAACCCGCAAAACCAAAAAAGCCAAGTAAATCGCGAGGCGGACTTGGCCGATGGTTTGACGAAAAGTGGGTCGATATAAAGACCGGGAAGCCTTGTGGTCGTTCTAAGGGTGAGGATCGTGCTTATCCAGCGTGCCGACCCTCAAAGAGGGTGTCAGGTAAGACACCAAAAACAACTGGCGAGATGAGTGCAGCTGAAAAAGCTCGTTTTAAGAAGGAAAAGACTGGATCAAAGAAGATTTCGTACCAACATAAGCGTTCAAAAGCCAAGAAGAAAAAATCTTGAGATGGCTTAGGGCTTGCTAGCGGTTAGAATTAACCGTATAGACCCTTCTTTTGTCTAGTCATGGCCATCCTTCGCGGAGAGCAAGGTGCGGTCCAGTTTGATGCCGCCGGTTCCAGTAACGCCACCATTGTTGGTACGCGTAGTTGGACACTGAACATCACCAAGGATACGCTGGATTGCACCGATCACGGTGACACGTTCCGTCGTTATGTCGGCAGTTTAGTTTCAGGTACCGGCACAGTTGAATTGGTGTATGACCCTGACGCAACAGGCCAGGCAGCGTTTATCGAGGATGTTGTAAACACCAACGACACTGCAGACGCTACGTTTGAGTTGTTTACTACTGGTACCACCTCTGGGACAGACAGCGTAAGTTTTGCTGGAATTATTACCAGTATGGACATTGCGTCTACTGTTGGTGATTTAGTTGTTGCTACCTGCAACTTCGTTACCAGTGGCACCATCAGTTCTAACCTAGAGTAAGGTTTAGAGCGATGGCAGAGCGCAAAAAGCGAAAGCGTGGTCCCAACCTTAGTGTTGGGCGTGGCGAAAAACTGCCTGCCAGTAAAGGTGCTGGCTTGACTGCCAAAGGTCGAGCTAAGTACAACCGGGAAACGGGTTCTAATTTGAAACCACCGGTTACAGGCAAGCCAAAAACAAAGGAAGAGGCTGCCCGTAAGCG